TGGTCCATGACCACACGGAAGGATCACAGGTCTATATAAGAGTTGCAAACATATCGGACATTCATTGGCCTCATATTCAGCTTGGGATTCTGCTGGCAGTCTTGTCTCAATGCCCAAGTTGGAGGATGGACGTTTCGTTAACAACTCGATGACCTCTTCATATTGTCCTTGCTTGTGAGTTTGAGCAAGCGATAACGCTGTATTGCCTTCTCTATCCAGAAGATCCTTGTTTGCTCCCATTCGTAATAATAGTTTGACAGTGTCTAGGTCTCCTTTTAACGCTGCCACCATGAGCACTGTTCGGCCATTCCCGGATGGATGATTTATGTTGGCTCCCGCGTTCAATAATAAACGAACGATATTACTATGTCCCCTAAACATTGCCCCCGTGAGCGGTGTAGCATCTATCCCAACATTTAATAATGCTTTCCTCTCCAATAAGAGATTGATGATCTCTTCCAGCCCTAAAAATGACGCAAATATGAGGGCCGTACGTCCATACTTCACTGTAAGATTAATGTCCGCTCCTGCGTCCAATAAGAGTCTAACGATTTCTAGATGCTTTCCTTTCACAGCACATGTGAGAGCGGAATCACCATCAATATCAACAGCATTTATATCTACTTTCAGATTCAATAATCGCCTTACTTCGTCTATGTTCCCTTCTTTCGCGGCTTTTGTAAGACTCATTCTAGTTGTTATACTTAAAAAGAAGATTTTAGGAAGTCCGAAGGGGTCCGGGATGTTTAGGGGAAACAATCACCCATTGTTTTATCGAGTATAAGACCGACGTGTTCCTCGTCGTCTGCGATTCCTCGTTCGTCGTCTTCCACCCTTGGGGGTTGGAGTTGCTTTTTTCCTAAGCATGTCGCACTGTTCCTCTATTTCCTTATTTATTGTTAGGGTTGCTTTATCGTACGGTGCCCTACAAAAGGGGCAAATACTATCTTTATAATTCTCTAGGCACTCTTCGCAAAATGTGTGTGTCCTATAACACGGGAGGGTCACTGGTCTAAACAAGAGTTGAAAACAGATTTTACACGTAAGGTTTTCTAAGGTGACTTTGAGCTCCTCCGACAGTCGCGTCTCGATATCTTCGTTGGATGCGAGGCGCGTTGGTTTCGGAGTATCCATTAATTCGATAATATCTACACCTGCATATTTTTGCCCATATCTGAATGCCGTATCGCCATATTTGTCCCGCATGTCTTTATCTGCTCCACGCTCCAATAAGAGTCTAATGACGTCTATATTTCCGTTTTTAGCAGCCCACATGAGTGCTGTTTCACCGTAGCCCACTTGTAGTTCATTCCGAAAATTTACATTCGCCCCCCGGTCCAATAAGAGCCTGACGATTTCTATATCATTATTTTCATTGAACGCTGCCCACATGAGTGCCGTGATGCCCATTACATCTTGAAGATCCGGGTTCGCCCCCCTATCCAACAAGAGTTGGACAATGTCTAGTAGTCCCCCCTCTGTTGTTGCCATCAAAAGTGCGGTCGTGTAGTTGCTGTAATTATTCACATTCGCCCCTCGGTCTAATAAAAGTTCGACCATTTCTAGCTGTTTATTTTTCACTGCTACCTTGAGCGGTGTCTCACTCGCCACCTCAGATTCAATGTTTGCTCCTCGGTCCAATAAGAGTCGAACGATGTCTAGATTGCGTTTTCTTGTTGCTAATATGAGCGGCGTGAGGCCGAAATTATCTTCCAGATCTACCTTTGCCCCATGCTCCAACAAGAGCCTAGAGATATCCAGATTACCTTTTTCCACGGCAAATAGGAGTGCTGATTCGCCAGTTTCGTTTTGAAGATTCACGTCTGCTCCATTTTCCAACAAAAGCCGAACAATGTCTCGATGCCCTAACAACACTGCCCACATGAACGCTTCCGGGATACGAGCTGAAAGATTCCCATTTGTCTTCTTTTCCAACAATCGCCGGACTTCGTCTATCTTTCCGTTCGCAGCCGCTTGAACAAGGCTCATTCTACTTTAGGGGGAGATTCCGGGAACACATGCATCCACGTTTCTGTCACCCACTCCTTTTCGCCCCCCTTTTCAATGGACGCCACCCTTCGCATCGGTTCCTTTGTCGGAGTACGCTTCCAGATGGAAGACAGAACAGAAGCCTCCGACATGAATCTCACCGTTTTGGAAGGCCTCTACAAAGGCATTCTTGCCGTGAACCTGTCGACGTACAAGGTTGCCCGATCCGAACCGCCCCTCTTCGAGCGGAAAGAAACCCTTGACCGACTGGCCAAGACCGACCTTGTGCTGTGTCTTGTTCCTTCAAATAAAGCCTTGAATGACCCCATCCAATCTCTCTACGAATCGTACACCAACACGAAGAGAGTCATCAATGTCTACGAATGCCAATACAAGATCTACGACGCGATTGACAAGGTCGTCAAGGAGGAGTTCATAGATCTGAAAGAAATGTTGCGGGGATTTCCGTAGCCACTCAAGCCTTTTCCTTCATCAACTTGCGCTCGATTGTCTGCTCGCGCACAATTTGATCCGCCAACACGCGAACGCCCGGATCGCTGGACCGTGCGACCCGTGCTTCCGACAGCAGCAACGACGTCGAATGACGCCCCAGCATGGTACGCAGGTAGTCCGTATCCGTGACGCCGATTTGGAATCGGAGTCCAATGATAGCCCCTACAATCAGCAATGCGAGCACGAGTGAATGTAGGGAGGTCAGGGATTCCAAAAGACAAAAGGGCAACAACGCGACGCCCGCTGTGAGTATACCTTCATATAGTGAGGTAAGGGACAGTCGAAGGTCCACGGGTGATGACAACACACACAGTGGAACCAGGACAACGTGTGCCACCACGATCGACGCAAAAAAAGGGGCCAGCATTCTATCAAAGACTCGGAAAATACACACCCGTTTTTTATGGTGGCCGGATAGAATGATTCAGCGTCTGTCTGCTTCTGCTGTTGACGGAAAGATGGGACTGTCCTGGCTCCTTGTCGCCGACACGAAGGCGGTCAGCATCTCAGTGGCCCAAGACAAGGATTTCACAACGAATGAGCGGTCCTTTGTGGTGCCGCCGATTCAATCACTATTGTTGGATGTCGGACCCGGGACGTGGTGGGCCCGCGTCGGAGGATGGGATGGCACGGAGCAAGAAGGGCGTATTGATTGGACCTTTGCGTCGAAACCCGTCGCTGTCACAACGACCACACCCCTAATCAAAGAACAAGACCCGACCTTGTCGGTGGTTCACACGCAGGCGATTCAAGGCGGCGTTCGCTTTCATACTTCCAACGGACCGGGCCAGCCCGTTTGGGTTCTTCTCGAGACTTCGACGGACCCACGCTTTCCTGCGTTTCAAACCAAGACTCGATACGTCTACGACTGGGGACGCGGCAACGTCGATTGTATGGGACTTCAGGTTGGATCGCTGTATTCCGTGCGACTTCACACCTTTTCGTTTCCGACCAAGGAGGTCCAACAAGTCAGCAAAGGCCTTGTCTCACACCGACTTCAGCCTGCGAAGCCATTACGGCTGTCCTCGGCGACCGATACCACGGTTCGTCGAGGAGATATTATGTTGTTGCGCGATGCCAAGGAGCAACCGAATCTCAAGTTTCCGTCGCATACCGTGTATTTAAAGTACAAGGCGGCCACGGCCAAGACGGTGGAAGACAAGAAACCTGTCTAGATTACTGGATCGTGCTAACGTAGGAGTTTTGGTAGGGGAAGGTGCCAAAGTTGTAGAGACCGCAATAGATGAACATGTTGCCCATGACCAAGGTGGGCTGAACGTTGTTGTGGTATTGATCAAGACCGGCGGGGTTAAGAACGTGTCGGTGTCCAAGATCCGTGAGTATCAATTGAACTGGAGGATCAACAACATTTGGTTCACTCCCAGAACCACTGGTGTTCGTTGCAACCACTGTCACATTAGCATTACTATATGACTGTTGCATTAAACCAAGATTGCCTTCAGCCGGGGTACCTGAATTTGTTGAAATTCCTGTATACGATAAGGATGTCGAAATATTTATAGAGGACGGACCAATATTTTCAGTACCGTGATTGTGCGACGGCATTTCAGGAATCGTTAATTGATGAACGTACTCACCGATCGTGTCTCCGAGACTAAAGTTACTTGCGACACCGTTGGAGGCCGTGTAGGACCCCACGGCACCGGGAACTTTTCCAAACATAGACGGCAAATAAAAGGTGTCTCCGGAACCACCGAAACTGTAGCCGATGACGTTAAACAGAAATTGGAAGTCGGCGACCGGCAAGGGACGACCGTCGCACAGCAACCACCCCATATGGTCAACGACAACTGCGGAAAACTTACTGTCTCCTACCGTGGGTTTTTGATGCGCCGCAAAGGTCAACGGGGCCCGGCAATACGAAGTCATTCTATGTAGGTCGGGTGAAAATCTTTTCCAGGGACACCTTAGATGGAGCGTGCTGACCCACAGGTCCCCGCACGAACCCCCGTGCTTGCAGCAAAAACGACTCGTAATATGAAGAGAAATATCATCAACAAGTTCAACCGTCTTTTCCTCGTACAGTGGCCTGATTCAGAGACTACGGGTATTGTTGAGTGGCACATCACCAATGTTCGAATCGCGGCACGCAATGCCGGTCTAACCGAAAATCAGATCAAGGCCCAACTTCTTCCCAAACTTCTCAAAGCACTCCGGGCCAACCCCAAATGGTCTGTCCGTGAATTGGACGATCCAAAAAAGATCGCCCAGATCTATGAGAAACCTGCTGAGACGCGACGAAACAGTCCCAAGAATAATGGAAACAAGACACGAAGAAACGTGGCTACTGTCGCAGTCGCAGTCGCAGAGTCCACTCTCGCCACCAACGCTGCCGTTGCGTCCTCGGCTGCCGCCGTGGTCGTGGAAGCCTCCACAAACGCCAGACCCACGTTTGGACGTCCCATGTTCAAGAAGTCGGAAAGTAAAACAATGATCGCCCTGTTCAATAAATTGACCGAAAGCAACCTTGACAAGATCTTGGAACAGTTTTTGGAAATCACGCCAGAAAGCGAAGCGGGGATGACCAAGGTCATCGATACCTTGCTTCATAACACGACCTTGAATCAACACACGCACCCAGCGTACGTGAAATTTATAAAGGGAATTGTTGTACGTCATAGTACAACTCCCTACCCCTTAGAGCCCACGGCTGCCTTGTTTGAACAGATATGTGCCAAGGTTGACGCTGGATCACAAGGTGCTGTGATGAAAGCAGGCCTCTCTAAAAACGCCAATGTAAGCAACAATAGTTTTAAGGATGCCGAAGAACTTCAGAAACAATTTGTCAGTCTAGGATTTTTTGCCGGATATTTGGTACGCGACCAACTCTTGTCGCCCGCCCACTGCGAACGCCTGTATCGTAGCCTTGTGACCCCTAGCACTCACAAAGACGCCGCCGTACGCACACTTCAGGACGAGGACAAAACCCTGGCCATCCTCGGAATGATTGTACGGGCCGGACCTCGCCTTGTGTTGACACCAGAGGCGCATCCCCTGTTGGCGGAACTGATGGCGTTTGTGACCGCCCTAGCCTCCAAACCCACCACCCTTCTTGTGGCAAAAGCCAAGGATCTTCTGGATTGTGCCCGCGACGGATGGAAGGTCAAGGACGCGGCGTTTATGGTGGGCGCTCCGCCTGAATTGGCCGTTCCTACTGCCGCCGTCGCAGTTCCAGCGGCAGCGGCCCGAGAGATTCGGGTGGCCGTTGCCCACGCTGCTGCAGAACGGGCTCCCGAACGGGTCCCTGAACGGGCCCCCGTAAGAGCCGCGCCCGACGGCCTTGGAGCCGACGCCAGCCAACTGTACCGACGCTTCCCCCTCGAAGTTCTTCAATTGGACGCCGAAGAAAACTATTACTTGGTCAAGATTCACGGAAAGAAACTCGCGGAACGATGTAAGGCCGATAAGAAATGCGAGGCGGACCTTATGAAACAGATTGACGAATTCGTATCCAAGAGCACACATTGGGAGCGTAAGCCAAATAAGAGCGGGCTCTTTCAAATAGAACGCAAAGACCCTCGCGCCGGCCTCGGAGAGAATCCATTCGCCTTGGCCTTCGAGTACCCTGTTCGTCTTGTGGAAGCCGGCAGAAATAGGTACGCAGTCGAAATTGACGGGCGTCGTCTTCACGACGCAACGAAAGGTAACAAGGCCAAGGAGAACACCATCCTGGGACACGTGCGCCGCATCCTCGATGCGAGCACTCATTGGAAGGTCGCTCCCCCTCCTCCCAAACCTCCCGCCGGCTTTTTTGCGATGATCGAAAAAAAGTAAGGCTAACTAAGGCAACGCCGACTAAGGCAAAGGATGCCTCGAAATAAGGTGAACCGTCGTCTGCCCCCCTTCATATGTGTAGAGACGGACGTAGGCGTTGACAGGGTACACAATGGTCTCTTGAGCGGGTCCCGCCACAATAGTGATCGGTGTCCGCAATCGAGCATTTTGCGTGTGTGTCCCAGACTCGTACGTCGTCACAGACCCCACTCGACTCACATCTATTTCCTGTAGATGAGACGGTTCCACGCGAATGGGTCTCGAATAGGGAGCGGTAATACGATAAGACATGAATGTAGGACATTCAGGTCTTTTCAAAAGGATCAATTTTATCTAGATCTAGTCCCGAGGAAACATCATCAACCCCATCATGACCAAGAAAAAGACGCCGGTGTGGATAAATAGTCCAAGAGGAGTCGGGCATCCTCCGGGACTGGCAATGGCCCCAATCAAGGACCCCAGCATCCAGTGAACGATTTTGAAGGTTTCAGGATTGGCCACCAGGAAGAAGACAAGTGCCGAGTAAAAACTGTATTTGGCTTTAAGGGCGATGTTCATCGTCGTCATGTCATACGGTTCGATTTTCTTTTTCCGCCCTTGACCGTCTTTCGCGGAATGTAGGTGGGCTTCTCAATCGTGGGAGAATAGTTGAGAATACCGTCAAAAATCTCTTGTACGGCCGTGTCAAGGGCCTTGTTGTCTTGATTGGATTTGCTCGCATTGTAGTTTTTGGCCGTCTTGGTGTTGCGAATGCGAGACCACTGTTTGAAACTGTTGACCGCGTTCTTGACGGCCTGAAGATCCACGTCTTCCTGCATGTAGTACTTGTACAGAATCTCCAAGTCTTGCTCGGAGGCCGTTCGGTCCTTCTTCATATTGCCACTAGCTTTGCGAAAGTCGAGGAGATATTTCTTCAAGTCGTCCAATTTGTACTGTTTCTGGTACAAGGAGTGCGTTCGCTTGGGCCTTTTTGGTTCGACGACAACCGACTCTTGATCCGTCTTGTTGTGTCGCTGAGGATTGTTATTGTTCCCCATGGGTTCAAACTCAGGAGTCTGGGGTCCCAAGGCTTTCAACTCTGACACCACCGAGTCTTGGTCTGTCTTGTTGCGTCGTTGAGGATTGTTATTGTTCCCCATGGGTTCAAACTCAGGAGTCTGGGGTCCCAAGGCTTTCAACTCTGAGACGACCGAATCCTGGTTTGTCTTGTTGTGTCGTTGAGGATTGTTATTGTTCCCCATGGGTTCAAACTCAGGAGTCTGGGGGCCCAAGGCTTTCAACTCTGAGACGACCGAATCTTGATCCGTCTTGTTGCGTCGTTGAGGATTATTGTTGTTCCCCATGGGTTCAAACTCAGGAGTCTGGGGTCCCAAGGCTTTCAACTCTGAGACGACCGAATCCTGGTTTGTCTTGTTG